AGTAGAGAATGTACCATATGATGCAACAATAATCGCATTATTTTCTTTTTCAGTAATTTCTCTTACTTTTTCTCTTTGTTCAGTATCCACTCCACCGTGAACAAAAAATATTTTTCTTTCATTTGATGCTGAATTATTTATCAGTTCATAAAGTGGTTGACCATGACTTTCAACACGATTGAATAAAACAAGACTATTTCCTTTCAAATCTAAAACAAGATTTTTTATAAATTTATTTCTTTTTTCGTGAGTAATTAAATATTGAATTTCATCTTCATATTCATCAAATTTGTGTTCATCATGTTTCAATAAAAGAACTTTAATGTTTAATTTTGACAAATGACCCTTTTCAATTAGTTCTTTTGTTTGAGTAACTTTATAAGATGGTCCAAACAATCCTTCAAGTACCCACTTGTGGGTTTGTGACCCGTCTAAGGTGCCTGTAAATCCATATCTATACTTTGTATTATCCAACTTAGTCATAATGCTCACAAGAGATTTTGACTTGAACTGGTGTGCTTCATCACCAATGACTACATCAAAGTCTTCAAAGAATTTTCTGTTTAAATTATAAATGGATTGCCAAGTTGTAATGATTACATTTTTATCAGTGAATTTTTCTTTTCCTGAATAAATTTTGTGACAATAATCTTCTGCATTCCAACTATAATCTTCAAAATCTTTATACATTTGTTCTACAAGAGATGTAGTAGGAACTACAAGAAGTATTTTTTTATCTTTCTCTACAAAGTATCTAACAATTGAATAAATCATCAAAGATTTGCCAGAAGCAGTTGGTGATATTAAGAGTTTGCGATTATATTTTAAAGCATCATAAACTGCATTTATTTGATAATCTCTTGGTTCGTGTCTTGATATACTTTTCATATAATCGGAAACACCTTCATGAGATATCATTTCATTTTCTTCAAATGGAAGACCATAAAATTTATTATCTTTAAATTCTACTGAATATTCTGCCTTTTTTGCCCACGATACTAACTTGTCCAAAAGACCAACATAAATTTCACCATTATGATTGGAATACAAACGTATCTTACCATCCCAATGTTTATTTCTAAATTGAGGCATAAACTTTGCCCCAGGAACTTCAAAGGTAAAATAATCAAATAATTCTTGATGAATATGTGGTTCTGTTTCTACTTTTAAATATATTTCATTTTTCTTTTGTATAATAATATTCGTCATATTCCTGCTGTAAATTTGAGAAACTCAATTGAGTTTTTGATTTGATAAGTTCTATTTTGTATTGTTTTTAAAATACTATCCAAATAATTTAACATTGTTTGGTAATAATCTATTTTGGTTGCAGACTTAATTAAATCTTTATCTGCATCCATATACTTATCTATATCTGCTTTTAAAACCTTATAATCAAATGGATCTTTTTTATAAATTTCTGGTTCTGCTTTACCAGAAAAATACATCCACTTGTCTTTTTTTAATACTTTATAATTATTTTCTTCTATTTTTTTTAAAAGTATAATGTTATTATAAATTTTATAATATTTTGCATGAAGTAGAGGAACTTTTATAGATTCGTTATGTAGATTGTCTGGATCTATTTTTGAATCTTCTTCCCATAATAATTGAATTTCGTCAAGATTTATCATATTAATGAAATAATATCGTAAATAGTATACTTAAATGATACAGTGGAAGTAACGTAATCTATATCTGAGACCTTTGCATCAAAAGAAATTTCAGATAATGAAACAGGAAATAAACCTTTAAAATTAACTTGAACTATTGGATTAAAATTGCTGTTATAAACTATCAAAGACCCATCAGATTGACCTGAAAATGCAGTTTGTTTTCCTGGATTTTGTTGATCTTGATTTAATAAGTTTTGATATTCTCCTAAGTTGTCTGGATATCCAAATCCTCTTAACCAATTATGAACGGTCAAATAATTTTCTAAATTTTCATCTACAAAAAATCTTAAATCCAAATCCTCATAAGTTAATTTATCACCAGGAATAGGAATATCTTTTAGGTAAGATGGTTGAACTGCAACTCCAAGATTAATTCCTGGAATAACAGTTGAATTTGAAAAGAAATCAACTTTTGGATATTTTGTTAAATTAAATTTAAAAACATTGGATGCTAAGTAATTTCGATTACCTAGTTGTCCTGACCAAGGAGTTTGAGTCATTTTTATTTTTATTTATTTCCATAAAAAAAGGACCCCATGAAGGGGTCCCAGAAAAAAGTGAGAAAGACTCACATTAAGTTGTCAACACGTACTCTTCTGTAGTAACGGTTTGAACTTGCTTTAAGTCTGCCAAGACCTTGACCATCAGCAACTGCACCTTCCGCAAATGGGTTAGCAACAATACCATAACGAGTTTTGAAACCGATTTTTGGTTGGAAGCTGTTCTCACCAACGGCACGAACCATTTGGAGAGGAACATAAGGACAGTAGAAGAGACCAGCATCATAAGGTGAAGAACCTTTATAACCGACAACGTAGTACTGGTTAGCAGCAACGTTTGCAGCATATGGGTCGATATAAACACGATACTTACCTTGAAGAACACCAGCAAAAGTATTGCCAGTATCATCAACGTTGAGGTTAGCATTAAGTGCTGGGGTATAATCAAGAACACCTGCCATGGTGAGTGCCGAAGCAACGTCAGCAGAGCAGAGGATCATGTTACCCTTCCCTCTACGAGTTCTTTGTGCGATTGCGTTCGCATCACGCTCGATTTGGAACAGAAGACCTTTGAACTTCTCAACTGACCAACGACCGTTGGAGTCAACATCAAGGTCAAAAATACCCTGAGTAGCAGTGTTAGTAGCAGCACCTTGCTCAGCAACCTTATAGATGGTTCTGATAACTTCTCTGTTGATTTCCGCAAGGATTTCAGTTGAGAGAATGTTAGCAAGTTCTGCTTCTGCATTCAGACCATGAATTGCTTTGAGGTCTTGTGCAAGTTCTAATGAATACTCAGCTTTGAGTGCTCTTGATTTTGCAGTAACCGTAACTTTCTCGATTGAGAAAGCCATTTGGTTAAATGCACTGCTTCCAGTACCATCTAAGTTTTCTGCATCTCCTGTATTCAGACCTTCACCAGTGGTATATGAAGTTTGAGACTGAGTTGCTGTTGGGTTCAGAAGACCTGGGTTTGTACCTGCTTGGGTAGTAGTACCGAATCCAACGTTAGCGTCAGATGCAGTTCCAGCATAACCAGCATTGATTGTCTGACTATATCCAGCATTCGAACCAGAGAACGTAGTATCTGCTTCGTTGAACAGAGATTCAGTTCCGGTCTGGTTAACATAACGTGAACGCATTGCGAAGATAAGTCCGGTAGGACCGTTCATTGGTTGAACACCTGCGAGGTCATATGCGACCAAGTTAGGCATTGAACGTCTGATCAATGAAATGAGAACTGGATCGAAACCAGCAACTGGACCAGCAGAGTTTGCAGTTCCACCGAAACCACCAGTACCAGCAGCATTGGTTGGGGCTTCAGAAAGGAAGCTTTGCTCTTCTCTTAAAAATTTTTCTTGGTTTTCTAACAGGACTGCGGTTACCATTCTGCGATGCGAGTCTTTGATTTGGTCAAGACCCTCATAGTTAAGGAGTGGTGCCCACTTCTCCTGCAGATGTTCTGCATTGAACATTTGCATTTTTTTTACCTCTTTTAGGACATTGTTAGTTTGATTTATAATCTAAAAATCACTTTTTAGAAACTCGGCTCAAAGTCTGAAGATAAGATTCCATTACACCAGAAACTGGTTGATTGAAATTTGCTTCTTCAGATAAATTCTCCGAATAATCTTTTTGAGTACCAACAGTTCTTGGGAAATATGCTTCCCTCAAAGTTGCTAGTTTCTCACGATAGTCTGCCTCACTTTCAAACTCAACACTTTCAGATAGGGAAGCGAGTTTATCTTTCTGAGAAAGTGCAAGACCCTCAGAAATATCACTTAAAATTACATCGGCAACCGACTCTGCTAGTCTTTTGTTTAGAGCAACATTTCTTTCGATTTGCTCATTGAGTTTGGACTCCATTTCATCAAGTTTGTCTACCATACTCTCAAGTACATCATATTTTTCTTCAGGGATTGATACATAATGATCTTCAAAAAGACCTTTCATTCCAGCAAGGAACGATTCAGTCATTTCGGTCTTAAGACCTTGTTCTACTACAAGAGCATTTTCTTGTAACCATTCATCAGCAACATACTCAAGATATGAATCAACTCTCTCTACGAGTTGACCTTTCATTGCTTCAACTTCTTCAAGAAGTTGAGATTCATAATGTGCTTCGAGTGATTCGTAAATTTCAACAATCTTAGAATTGATTGCTGCCTCAAAGATTAATTTTGCTTTCTCTCTAAATTCTTCAGAGAGTTGCTCACCAGCAAGAAGAGCATCTACATCCTCTTCAATGCTGAGTGCTTCTTCCATTTTCTTTTTCTTACCATATCCATTTCCACTTTCGTCTTCTTCTTCGTCATCCTCTTC